ATCGGCTTCCCGAAAAACTGGGAAGATCAGGAAAAATGGAACGGCGGTTGGGTGCGCAAACCCAACGGCAAGCTCGTGCCCAAGCAGGGCGGCCGTCTGAAAATCCTGTCCAACATCTTCGC